TTTTTCAAGTTGAATTTTTAAATATTTCAATCTTATTTGTATCCATTTATCAATATCTGTTTTTTTCCAAAACTTTTTATCAATTCCTCTATTTTTTGATTTATCAACTAATCTTGAGGGCTTTGGAATAGAATTATTCATTAGCCAAACGTTAACAGTGCTTATTGGTATATCAAGCATTTTTGCAATATCAAAAGCAGAATATTCATGATGTAACGCCTCTTGCCCAGCAACAAATTTGATGCAGCCTGTTATATCAAATTCATTTTGTAAGATTTGCCTTACGTATTCTCTGGACACGTTAAATCTGTCACCAATTTTTTGTAATGAATAGCCTTCATTTCTCATGCGAAGAACAATTTCGTTTCTTGCTTGTTTGTATTCAGAAGAAAGATGTGGACGATACTTGTAGTTTTTCATAGTGATTTCATTTGAAAGTTTGCTAGTTGATCTTTTACTTTTTGTATTTCTGGAGTGCAGTTGATAAGTTTTGTATTACCGTTTTTGTTGTTTTGTTGAATAACTTTATTCATGAGCTTTGTAGTTTTAGCCCAGCCTTCTTTCCTCATATTGTGAATCTCTCTTACAACATCAATATCAATATCTACACCAACAAAGTTTCTTATAACTCCTTCATCAGTTCTGTAGCCTTTACAGATAAGTTGACCATCAATATCATATTTGCCGTTAGCTGCGGAGCAGTAACAGATAAGAGCTAAATCATGCCCACCAAAACGTCTACCTGAGTCGTCCATGTCGTAGTCGGGCAAGTGCTGGTTTATTAGTCCATCAGAATTATGGATTATCCCAGAATCATTACAGGCATAGCACTCGTAGTGTGGTGCTTTGAATGTGACCTCCCGATCAATGGGAGATCTTTTATAGTTTTTCATGGGGTGTAAGGTTGTTTTTATTTATTTGCAAACTTTTTAAAATGTTCTTCTAAATTTTTGTCTATTTCTTCGTCTAAATTTCTTAATTGTGCAGAATTAAATCCAGTTTGTGTCATCTGGTGTAAGCTAGCTGTCTTTTCATCAAAGAAAAATTCACCAACATGGTCAAGTTTTTTGTCTTTCATAGTTTTAGAAAGGGGTGTTTAGTTTGGGTTTTCTCAATGTAGTGGGTTTTTTAGATACTGTCAATAGATATTGTTCATATTGACCATTTTTGAGATAACGAAAACAATCAGGAAATAATGGTGTGAAGTTATCATTGTTTAATTGTTTTTTTCTTGCTCTTATATCGGCCTGTAAGCAATCAAATATCTTCTCCTGTGTCTTTTTACTTAATTTGCCAAATTCGGCTTTAGCAAGCTTTTTAGATTGCGATACAACACGCATTGATGAAGGTATCTTTCTATAAGCTTCCCAGAAAGGTTCAAAAAATTTATCTACAGGTTTTTTCTGACTAATAGTTTTATAGTTATTTGTTTTAGTTAGATTGTTATAGTTAGGGTGTACCTCTGACACCACCCCAGTATCTGACTGACACCCCCCTAGTGTCTGTGTGATACTACCCCCATGTCTCTCTGACACTACCCCAGTTCCTGTGAGATACCGCCCATTAATCGCTGGGTCTGGGACAGGAAGTGCCTTACATTGCTGCCAGATACTGACTCTATAGCAGTTTGTCTTTTGATTAAATTCATCAATCCTATATTGTTTTTGTAGTAGCCCAAGCTCTACTAACTCATTAACAGTCCTGATAACACTTGATCTGGACATCTTGGCATCTTTGGCGATTGTTGCATAACTAGGCCAAATGTTTGGGTAATAGCTCTGCAAAACCCAAATAACAGTTAATTGATATGGTGTTACTTTGCCCTTTAGTGCTGTCGGCAAAGCTATGAATGGGGTATTCTCTGGAATAAAACTCATTTTCTATGGAATATATTATTTCTGTAAAAGGCATGGAATCTGCTCCACAGGGAAGCAAAAAACACGTTGGTAATGGAATAATGATTGAAACAAGTAAGCGTCTGAAGTCATGGCGTGAACAGGTGAATTTAAGAGCAAAGTTGATAGTGGACGATATAATCGAAGAACCAGTTGAGGTTGAGGTGGTGTTCTGGTTCAAACGTCCGAAGCTTCACTATCTCCCTAACGGCATGATTCGTCAATCAGCCCCTGTGTATATCACCAACAAAAACAAGGGTGATCTGGACAAACATTGCAGAGCATTATTGGATAGTCTAACTAAATCCGCATTTGCTGACGATAGCCAAGTTGTAAGTTTACACGCTGTCAAAAAGTATTGCGAAACAGAATCTGAAACTGGTGCAAACATAAAAATAAGAACAATCAATGAAAAGAATTTCATGGGTAGCTTGTCCTAAGTGCCAAGAATACACAGATCAAAAAGTAAGAAGATCAGACCGCAATTCTAAACACGTTATTGTCAGACGTAGAGAATGTTATGAATGTGGTCATATCTGGCATACTATTCAATATCCAGAAATGATTGTTGAAGATATAAAAGCAAAATATACTCTCTGCGAATAGGCAAAAAAAAAGGGGTGTTAGCCCCTTAAGCAACTGTATAAAAAGTATCTGTGCGATAGTATTGTTTTTCAGTCTTGTTAGCTTTAGCAAGAGTCATCTTGCCATAATTAACATGGTCATAAATTGTTTGCTGTAACCTAAAGAACCTAGCATTTTCATCTGTTGGATTGTTAGCAAAGATTTGAATAGCTAGTTCGTAGTTTGTTTTAGCAATTTGAAGGTCAGTCATGTATCGAAGTTGTATCTATAAATAAATATATATCATATATACAAACTTGTCAAGTATTTAATATTTATTAATAAGTAGTCGGGTGATGGATAAGCACTTCGCTTGCTCCCCTGCCTTTCCTAAATCTCACGATAGGTGTTGTATGGCTTTCAGACTTGCTTTGCAAAAGTCATCAGGCTACCCGACTTTCATAATTCATTTAAAGCGTGTTCAAGAGAATAAACAACTCTGGAGATAATACCAGCATCTAAATGCTCCCTTGCAATTCCAGATCCTGTGATTGATGGATTCTTTTTTAAAAACTGTCTGAGCCTTACAGCATCTTCAGCTTTTATGTTGAGAAAGATGTTCATGTATCGTTTGGGGTAGCGAAGCATGGGCAATCTCTTACATTTAGATATTAACTCTTAAAACAAAGGATCATCAAATTCTGGAATATTTGCGGTATAAATAATGTCATCACAATTTTTGATCTCAAGGTGCAGCAATGCAATCTTTTCAATAGCTGCATAGACTTCTGGTTTAGTTCTAGGCTCACAAAGATAGTCCACATATTTCTCTGACTCTTGCTCCAGAAAAGCCTTTTTGAACTGATATTCAAGTTTGTCCTGAGTCACCTTGAGCCTTTTTTTATCCATTGTATTTCCACTCCTGTTGCTTTTCAAAGATCCAAAGTTCATGGCTTACATGAATGTATTTATCTCTGAATGTTTTTTGAAAGTCCTTATCTTCTATGAGCATATCAAGCATGACTCTTGCGACAATTTTTTCTTTGATGTTTTGTGAATACATCTTCTTAAAAGTCATCTTGAATAATTCGACATCACCTTTGATGATGCGTTCCATTTCATCTTTAAACTCATGCCTTACGGCAAGCTGTGTAAGATGTCTTGCTTCGTCAATGTCGTTCTTGTCTGAACAAACAACAGCCTCTGTGATAAGTGCTTGAGCAAGTTTTAGTCTTTGATCTGGTGTCATTGTTTTTTTTGGGTGATAGGTGAATAAAGACCCCACCAGTTGAGGTGGGGCTGATAGGTGAAGCATTAATACTTCCACCACTCTATTGAGTATTGAAGTTCTCTAAAACTGTGAACAAAGAACCCTCCTCCCATTGCTTCGGTAATCGGGTTGTAAACATTCAAAGGAATACAAACATAATATTTTGTTTCCCCATCATGCTCCTCTTCTACAATTTCATCTATAGCAGGGTGAGCTTCAGCTTCTTTCCAGCTTCTAGGAGTTTTGCTTTTAATAAGTTTTTTCATTTGAATAATTTGCGAAGTTAATAAAAAGAAAAGAGAAAGGATTAAACCTCTCTCTTTGTGAATAAAGCTGTTCTTGATGCCTCATCTAATAAGTTGAAGCGAACTCCTTTTGCTCTTCTGTTCCAGCCTTTTGGTGCAAATACATCACCAGTTTCTTGATCTACAAAACAAAATACCCTGTCATTTGCAGCAACTTGTCTATATGAATTGTCATGGTTGTCTTGATACATTGCAACTCTGTGAAACTTAGTACCCCAGTCAAAGATGTATTTAATTTCTGTATTTGTGTTGTTGTCGTTAAGAGTGTTGCATAACTCTTGAGTGTAGTTGCTGATTGCTTGAGTGTCAGTCATTTGAATCCTTTGCGAAGTTTGAATAATCAGCCGATCTCTCGACCTCATGTACTTAATATATATGTATTAAATATATATGTCAATCTTTTACCTCTAATTACCTTTATATGTTTTGAATCTGTAACAATATCTTATAGGTATTGACAGGTAAACAAAGGTAATATAATATTAATGTATGGCTGAGAGGCCGTTCTTTCGCAAGGTATTTTAAATGACCCAAACAAAGTTTACTAATCTCGAAGTAGAGATTATTACAGACAGACCCGAAGAGTGTATTGTCGAATGTTCATGCGACTTTTACGAAGATTACCTCATCAAGGTTTATGGTGATCGCAATAGAACAAAAGACATCATTATTGAGTATTCAACAGAAAAAGATGGTCGAACTGTTGAACGTGAAGTTTATCCAGAACAAGCTGTTGAGGATAGCTGTCACAAACTTTATACTCATCTTCAAAAGTACAAAACATTACCAGAGCTAGATAAGATCGACAAAATGGTTTTGGATGATTGCTTATCTGGTAGCACAATGGACAGGGCATACGATCATAGTAATCAGTATGGCGGTAAGGTTGCAGCAGCAGCTAGACGAACAATTGAGAAGTTAGAAAAACTAGGTGTTGAGTTTAGTTGGGCAGAGAGGTGGTATTAATGCAAAACTTTTTCCTTTTACTCGCTGGCATGGGGTTGTTTTATACAACCCTTACTGGAACTTTATACGACATGACAGTTGCAGATTGTAATGCTGGTATTGAACTCGCTTGTAAGGAGCTTCAGAAATGACTTTTGAAATGACACGCATAAAGCAAAGGCTTGCTGATCTTGAAAAAGGTTATAAAGAACTTTCTTTTTGGCATGACCAATGGAAGAAACTTCATCTTAAAGCAAGTGAAGCAACTGTAAAGAACCAAGAGCTTCAAAGTGAAGTCCATGAAACTTTGAAACTAACGACTAATTCAATTATGGAATTACGTCAGATTGTTCAGAAACTTGATCCTATGGCACAGGCAATGCTTGAGCTTACAGACAGGGTTAAAAAATTAGAACAAAAAAATACTGGTAAAGACCACCCCTGATCTCTACCAGTACTCCACCCATTTGTCCTAACACCACAGGACACCAATATATTAACAGAATGGAATCTTTAAACAACACGACACCACACATTGCGTCAGTTGATATTGACGAACAAGTGTATAGATCAGATGGAGCTTTTGCTGCTTCTGACTTGAAATATGCCATAGATCATGGCTTACAGGCTTTTCAAACCTATAAGTTTGGCAAAAACAATCCTCCTAGAATTGCAACACCAGCAATGAAATTTGGATCTATGTGTCATAAGTACTGTTTAGAACCTCAACTTTTTCAAGGTTCTTATGCCTTACTTGATGACAAAAGAACAAAAGCGGGTAAAGCAACAGCATTAGCTTTGCAAGAAAAAGGCATTGAAACTTTTACAACTCCAGAAATGGATACTCTTACTGGTATTTATAAGGCTCTTTGTAATAACGAATTTGCTAATAAATACATTATTTCAGATACTTTGAGAGATACTAGAGGATTAGCAGAACAATCCTACTGGTGGAAGCATAGGGAAACAGGTTTGCAATGCAAATGCCGTTGTGATTATGTGATTGATGATATGGTTATTGATCTCAAGACCACAGGCGAAGGCGGTGCATCACCAGATGTATTTACTAGAACTATTGTTAATTTTAAGTATCATTTACAGGCTAGTCACTACTTACAAGGTACAGGCCAAAAGCGGTTCATATTTGTGGCTGTTGAAAAGGTATTTCCTTACTCAGTAGGTATTTATGAATTGTCACCTCATTTTATTGAGCGTGGATATGAGCTTCAAGAACAAACCTTGTCTGACATCAAAGCCGCCCAAGAGTCAGGCATCTGGGCTGGATATACCGATCAAGCTCCAGAGGGCATCAAAACACTTACACCCCCTAAATGGCTTTAATTAACACCATGACTAGACCACTACTTACAGGAATTATTCAGCCAGAGGACATTTACCTCAAAGGCAATTATAAATATGTTTCATGGGCAAAAATCGCTAATTACCTCCATGAACACGCAAAAGGCTGGGATTTTCATTTAGAACTCCCTCCAGAATCGCCTACAAACCCTCTGTCAAATCTTGCCGTATGGAAAGCACCTGACGAAACAGGCTTTTTAATGGGTTATTTTACAGATCCAAAAGGCAACAAAACAAGTTCTTTCCCTTATCCAATAATGGATTATAGAAACAATCCTGTTAAATGGGAAAAGATTTCATCAAGAGATATTTCTGATTCTCACCGCAGAGCTTTATGTGCTTGTGCAGCTTTTACTTTCTCTCTTGGCTCCGAACTTTGGACAGGAAATGAGATTGTAAGTAAAGAAATTGGATCAGAACCAGCCAAAGACAGATCAGCCCACCCAGTTCAAAATCTTTCTGTCGCTGCTAAAGATGCAATTTTAAAAGCTAGTACCAGACAAAGACTAGATAAATGTGCTGAGTCTTTGGAAGTCCGTTACACTAATGGGCAAATACCGCAAAACGATTACAACGATCTTTGCGACCTTATCAAAACTAGAAAAGAGGTAATCAAAACATGACAGTAGCTGAGAGCCAGTTTTTCACAACAGAGCAACTAGCCTCAAGATATGGCAAAACTCCTCAAACAATCAGAAAGTGGAGATACAAAGGGTATGGCCCTGAGTTCTACGAACTTTCTAAACTTGAAGCTATTTATGGAGATCCCAGAGTACGTTATGAATTACATAAAGTACTTGCTTGGGAAGAAGCAAACGGCATTACACCTATTAAACCTTTTTAATTATTATGGCTTACGAACCTTTTGAACCAGCTTTACCTATCCCTGTAAATTTTTCTGTACAGGATAACAAATATGAAGGTAAAGAAAAATACCCTAAAAAATTACGTTTATTTGTTCCTTTAGAATCTGCTACAGAATTTGTTACTCATGTAATGAACATGGTAGAACAAAAAAAATATCATAAAACTGGAAAAGTATATGATATGCGAACAGGTGAAAGAGAAGAAGTTGAAGGTATTTATATCTATGGCAATGGAAAGGTCGGCACTTTCGACTCAGATGAATATGGTGCTTATGGCACTATAAACCCTAAAAAAGTAAAATTGGAAGCATCTGAGGCTACTGTAGATGTCCCAGCTAATCAAGCTGAGTTAACTGGCTCTACAAATGAACCACCAAAGGTTTCTGCTTTTGAAGATGAACCCCCTTTTTGATTATGTACTTAGTAACTTTTCCAAACAATCCTTATGTAGGTCAGATTTTTTATCACCCAGAATCTGAAAGAACCTATGAGTTTTGTGAAACAACAAGAACAGATCATGAAACTGGAAAGGTCATTGAGTCCGCAACATGGTTTGATATTACAGAAAAAGATTTAGTTCCATAACTAGGAGGCATGACGACCTTTTCAGAGTTATGGTCACAAGCTGCTCTTTTACAATTTTGAGGTAGATTGCCCTATAGCCTGACGCAACAACTTTGTAGAATTTTATGAGTTCCCTTTGAGGACTGTTGAGGGGCAAAGGGTCTAATATTCCCCAAAAACTCAACAAGTAAGCGATAAAAAGTCTGTAAGACCTCTATTTCTTCCCAAATATTATATATCTAAAGCGATCCCAAAAGGTCGCTTTTTTCTTGCTTAGTCGTTTTTCTAACTTAAATATATAAGCTTGTTGTGTGGCTATAAGATCAAGTGAAGTGCTTACAAAATGAGCTTGCTTTGCGTTTGTTTTAAGTAGCTTTATTGAATAAGGCTTTAGCAGTTCAATGTCCTTTAGTTTCTCAATAAACTGAATAGACTTTTGCACTTCAAACTCACCCTCAAGGCTGTAAGTAGATGTCAAAGCCTTGATAATATCCATTATTTAACTGGAAAGAGCTTTTCTTCAATCATCTTGACTATGGCATCATCAATGTCATTATCTGATTTGGCTGCTAGGTCTTGTAAGAGTGATAAACACGCTTTGCGTAGACTCTGCGACTTGCCGAACCTAATAAATAGATTGATTAGAAATTTAGACATAACTTTGTGATTTCTTTTTCAAACATACCAAAGATTACTGGATCTTGCCTTCTAACCTGCTTACCGCCTGTGATAACTTATTTAATCTGTTGTATATATCAATAATTGTTTTTTCTCTGCGGTTACTCATATTAGATAAAGTCATAGCCAAAGCTGTAACTGCTGCTCCTATTAATGCGGCTTGTACCTCTGTCATTGCTTAAATCTATAATTATGCCTATTATTGCTAATAAAACTAAATTATGGCAGATAAAACAGCCGAAAAAGAGCAAAAAATACAACAAAAAGAGGATGATAAGCCAGATTATCAAGAAAAAATTACTTTTTTAGTTGCAACTTTTGCACAAGGATTTATTTTAATCTGGTGTTTATTAGTCTTGTCATTAGGATATATAAAATTACCTAATAAGCTTTTTGGTTTAGATATACCAGATCAGCCTCGTGTGGATTCGACTTTTGCTGCTGGACTTTTGGGTTCAATTTTGGGGGGTTTGAATATTGGTGTTAATGCTTCGCAAGTAGGAAAAAAGAAAAAGAAAGAGAATGAAACAGCAGCAACTAATAATACAAACTCAAATGGAGAACAAATTATAATTATTAGGCAGCCTATTGAGTTGATAACAAACAAGCCAGAAGTTATCAAAGTTGACCCTACTAAATCAAAACCATGAAAAAATTTATTCCACTTTTACTTTTGATTTTTAGCCCTGCTTCATATGCAGATATAACTCAGAAGTTTACAACATCTGCACAGATAAGTGTAGATATGCCGTACTCTGTTACAAATAAATTAGGCACGACCTATTCAATATCAGGTAACAACATTACTCCATCT